GGTATCAATAAGATTGTCTTTAGAAGAGATTGGCTTGATAGCTGGCTAGGTGGAAAATGATTCACATAGCTACTTGGATAAGCAATCTTATGGTGTTGGGGGTATCGCTTTTATTTATAGCGGTATCCCTTTTTACTATATGGGTTATAATGGGTGAGATAATTGATGGTTGGTATTATAAAAGATGAACCGTAGAAAAGATGATTGGAAGGAATGGAAAAACGGATGGAAGTATAAAAGGGATGCTCCGTATGATGAAGAATGGAAAAAGGACAGGCTTGAATGTTTTAGAAAAAACGGTAATGGATGGTGGCAGTTGCAGTCAGGTTACACACAAGGTGTAGTGAAATAACAAATAGAGAAACGGTAATAGTGCTTATAAATCACCCAAAGAGAGCAAAACAGATTATATCTTTTGAAGGTATGGAACGAAGAAGAGGAATTATCCCTACCGACATTGATGGATTCATTGATTATAAAGGCGGTGTGTTTGTTTATATGGAAGCAAAACTTGTAGGGGCGGATGTTCCAGATGGACAGCGATGGGCTTTAGAAAACGCAGTTAAATCACACGACCAAGTAAAAGGTAGAGAAGGAGAAAAAGGACACAAAGCCTGTGCTATTTTATTTAGACATAACACAAATCCAGAAGAGGATATAATAGTAAAAGACCAATATGTAGAAAAGTGTTATTTTAAACATAATGATACTTATAAATGGTGGAATTATGGAAAAAATACAGTTTCACAATTTTTAGATAAATGGGAAGGCTATTGTGAAAAAAGAGGGTATGATTTATAATGCCACGTCGGAAGATTAGTAAAAGAAAATCTACAGTAAGAAAACTGGATAAAATTGTCAGTCTTATAATTCGTAAGACGACACAATACTGTGTTGTATGCGGTTCTCCAAGTTTCCTACAGAACGGTCATGTTTTTTCCCGCACTGCTTATAATACGAGGTGGGACATTTCGGAAGATGGGAATTGCCATACTCAATGCAGAGGTTGTAATTTACGGCATGAGCGAGATTTCTATCCCTACTCAAATTGGTACATAGAGAAATTCGGACAAGAAAAGCTTGATGAACTTCACCGTAGATACAGAACAGTGAATAAATTTTCAACGCCACAACTAGAGGACTTATACCTCGAATTAAAACGCCACTATGATAACTTATAATGATGATAATTATATAATATCCTGCCCCTCTTGCGGAAGTGGGGATTTAATACGCCACGGGAAGAACGATACCAAAAATCCCAAGGATAGGTGGAAGTGCAAGAACTGTTCTTATAAAACAGTCACGCCTGTTCTCGGCGAACCTGACATTATAAGAGAGGGTGTCAAACTTGCCAAGCAAAAACAGGCGCACCAAGATACAAACCGAATTGAAAGAAAAACTTTTCGTGAATATGCTAGGCTAGAAAATGCGGTTAGCGTTTTTAACGAAAGACTTTTAGAGGTTCTCAGGGAAAATAAATTCCACAAAGTTATAAAAAGTCATCCTAAAAAGGGTAAGGCGGTTGGTGTGGTTCACCTATCAGATTTGCATTTTAACGAGCTTGTTGAACTTCCTAATAACAAATATGACTTCGAGGTGGCTTCAAAACGCATAAAAAGGCACATAGAAGCCGCAAAAACTTATTTTTCGACACAGCGTATATCTAACGTAATTCTCGCTCTTACTGGCGATTTAATAAATTCCGATAGAAGGCTAGATGAACTCTTGTCTAACGCAACAAACAGGGCGCAAGCAGTTTTTATAGCTGTGGATATTCTCCAGCAAGCAATTATTGATTTAAATAAAAATTTTAATATAACAGTAGCCTGTGTTTCGGGCAACGAAGCTAGGGTTCAAAAAGAGTATGGCTGGACGGATGTTCTTGCCACCGATAATTACGACTTTACCATATTCAATATGCTACGGGCGTTATTCATGGGAGGCAAGATTCATTTTGTTGCCGATGACCCGATGGAAATTATATTAAAAGTAGCCGGGCAAAATCTACTATTGCTTCATGGGCATGGCTCAATCACGGCACGACATGAATCTTCTATCAATCAAATCAAGGGAAGATACGCAAGTCGGGGAATAAATATTGACTATGTAATTAGTGGGCATATACATTCTGCAAGAATAGGAGATACTTATGCGAGGAGTTCATCGCTTGTCGGCGCAAACGACTACTCAGAAAAAGCTTTAAACTTGTCAGGTAGGGCAAGTCAGAATCTTTATATATTTTATGAGAACGGAAACAGAGACGGAATAAAAGTGGATTTACAGAACGTAGATAACAAAGGATATAATATTCACAAGAGCCTTGAAGCTTATAATCCTAAATCTCTCAAAAAATTAACGCCGAAGAAAACAATACTTGAAATCAAGATATAATGGCAGAGAGAAGAATTGCTCTCATACTCGACCATGATGAGTACGAGACCGTGAAGCGGGCGCTGAAAAAATACGATGACTATGAAGTTGATGGTATAGCTTTAAAAATTTTAAGTGAAATAAGAAAAGTAAAAAAAGTGGGCGGGGAAGTTTTTACTCAAGCTCCTCTTGAATAAACCTCCTTACTTCTCCGCTCCAATAATAAGGGAGTAAATATGTACGAACATAAAGAAAATTCAGGTTCAATCTTTAAAAACGATAAAGAGGGTAATGAAAAACGCCCCGACTTAACAGGAACAGCTAATATCGGTGGAATTGTTTATGATGTTGCCAGTTGGGAGAACACAACAATGGATGGTAAGCAATACTATTCTTTAAAATTTACGCCAGTATCAGAAAGAGAATCAGCGCATGGAGGCGCAGATGATAGACCATTTTGACAGACGAAGAATTTGCCGGACTTCAAAGAGATAAATTCTTTAAAGAAAATCCGAAGTGCGGTAGGTCTATAGAGTGGTTTATAAACGCAGACACCAACCATCCCTGTGATTCCAACGATTATAAATTAGACTCCAAGTACGCCGATAGATATATAAAACACTGCCCTAAATGCGATTCCTGCTGGCAGTTTAAAGTAAAAGCTTCTTACAGTCTTTCTACTTATTACGAAAACTTCCCTACGCTAGGGAAAGAGAAAATAATCTGTCCTCGCTGTTCTACCAAGACTCTACAAGACTAAGAGAGGTATTCCAAGCTCTGTGAGCTACCTGTCTTGTATTCAATCCACCATCAGCAAGTCTATATAAACCATAATCCCCCTCACTTGTGCTTGTTCCGTCTATAGTAAAAAGAAACGGGAGATGCTGTCCAAGTGATTTGTGATAGAATTGGGAATATAGGTCTGAGCCATCAACCATACCGCCAGCGGTGGAACGCATATTACTTTGAAATAAATTAGTATCTGCAACATAGCTGAAATTCATATCGTAGCTTCTCCTCCCATAGGTTCTCGATAGATGTGAGCCCTCGTCCTCAACAGCAGAAGTGGCTAAAACCCAAGGATTGCTTTTTGCCCAAGCTGGAGAACCTAGGTAAGATGAAGCCGCAAAAGAATTTCCACCAGCCGATGTGAGCACTTTAGAGCCATCGTAGTCTATATTAAAACCTACATCTAAGTCTGGAGAATTAGGAAAGTCTATATATTCTCCCATCATTATTGCCCCGATTTTTACATCTTGGTTAAAATTAGTGGTTAAGCCGGAGTTGTCGGATATTTCTAATCTGTAATATTGATTATCAGTATTATTATTTGCCCAAGTTATAAGTGTCCACCCATTGCTTGCCGGGTCTACATAATCATCGTTACCAGTATCTGTTTCGGCATTGATAACGTCTGTATGCCCGCCATCCACCGTTACTACTGTAGAACTACTTAGGTCGGAATTGTCACTATGTCTCAATAAAAATACTGCATCTGAATGTTCAAAATTGTGTCCTAATATTGCAAGAAAGTTTGCTTCTGCCAAAGTATCGCTTGATTGTCCTGTATCAATTGTTATATAAAATCGCTGAGTGTTAGCCGCTATTGTAATGAAGTTTGAAGGTCTTAAATCAAACAAATCTTCAACTACTCCAGATGACGGAGTTATGGTTGACCCAGCATCATCTTTTAAAGTATAATTAGATATTGTTCTCTGTCCCGTTGCCAAATCAAAAGACAATCTGTCCATATACATTCTTGGTGTTGCTATTCTATTGTAACTCATTATTTAATCCTTTACGCATTCGCAAGTGTTTTAACCTGTATTGCTTTTATTTTACACCCAAAGGGCGATTTACTTATATCTGTTATCACAAAATAATCTGCACCCATAGCTACACCATATAATTTAATTTTACTATCCCAATTCTCAAATGTGATTACATCTGTAATCTCTAGGTCATTATATAGAGGTCTCTGACAAGTAAAGTCGAGAACTATCTTTCTGTCTTTGAACATTTTTAATTGTGCATCTGCTATTTGATTGGCTGTTGTCGAATCTAATGTATCTCCATCCGTTTCCAATTTTAATACTTGATTAAATCCTTCTACATCGGAACTTTGTGAGCTGTTTGAACCTGAGTCTGCCGCCGCTGTACTTTGTTCTATGAATTGATTTTGTCCATAATCATAAGCATAGTTTACTACTACATTATTTCTAACATTATCTGTCGGTGTTCTTGATATGCTCTTTAATATTATATCATTATAATCTATTGTTTTATCGGCCGCCCAAGTATCTGTGGGTCTCAAAAGAGTTCTTATTTTGACTTTACTGTCTCCTGAAATCCAAACCCAAGAACATATCTGCCGACATATTCGTTCAATCAAATCTTTTGAATAAATAAATTTTGGCTGTGAGAACGCAAATCTTATATCTGCTATTGCATCATTTAAGGCAAG